TCGGACTTGTAAACTTACAATGGTATTTCTAGTTTAAGATTCTGTAAGTGTACCTATACTAGATAAAGGCCCAAGGAGGAGTAGGTTAGATTTTAGTAATCTTTACAACCCAAGACGTAGGAATATTAGTACGATCTCCATAAGTATATGTACCATCATCTTCAGGTATGTATGCTGCAAACAATTTAACGTAATTTTTGTCTTTAGAAAATAGCCAACCTTCATTTACAGGTGTAGCTAATTTCATATTAATAAATTCTTTTTTATCTGCCCAACCTGAGTCACTTATACAGTCAAGCCACTCCACTCTATATTTGTCGTAAGGAAAGATTGTAGATTCTTTAGAAGTAAAACAAACTTTGTTTTTAGTGGAGAGTTTCTTTGCCATTAGCAGCCCATATAAAAGTTGATCTATCGTTCTCGTCTAAAGCGTCCATAATGTTATCTGGAACATTGTGACCTTCTTCGTCAAAGACTAATTGAAGATATGTACTGTAAATAATAGCTAGAGCCATTGCGTCTGCAGCTCTAATACACATATCAGGATTCTGACGTTTAATAAAATCGCCAATAGCTTCTGGTTTAACATTATCCAAGAATGTTTCAGAATAATTCTTCTTAGATTTCTTGGGAAACTTTAATAATTTATTCATATGTGCGTACTTCTAGTGAGGATATCTGTATTAATTATTTGGGTTGCAGTAAAAAATCAATGTTATTCTGTATCTTAGGTACAAGTTCATCATAAACTGTACGCCAAAGCATAGAATCATCATAAAAAAAGTTCTTATTCTTCCACATATCGTGGTAATGACTATAGAATTTAGAGCATATATCAACAGCATCTATATCTAATTTAATCCAAAAATCCTTCTCACTCATACCATTAGTATGCAATTGATGATGATGTTTATAACAAAGAGGAACAGTAAATTGATCTCCAACTTTCTGAGAAAAACCTCTAGGCATAGCAAAAGTTATATGGTGTGCTTGAGACTGTGTGTTTTGACATAAAATACATGGATTAGAAGCTACCCATTTAAGATATTCTTTATCTTTGATTCTTTGTACCTTGTCCTCTGATAGTATTGTGCACTTTTTTGTAGCCATAATAAATTGCTAAATCTGATAACCCTTCATGTACTTGGTTAGATGCTCTGCGTTCTGTTAAACCTAAAATATTTGCTATCTCAATAATACCATAATTAAAATGACAAAACAATTTCATAATTTTAGAAACTCTTTTACCTATCTCGTCATCAACATCTTTGACTGCTAATGCAGCACCAAGAGATGAAGTTATAAAGTCTGTGTTAGAATTGTCAATACGTTCCTTTAGAACATTGCCAGTTCCTCCACCTTGGAGTTCACACATAATACGATAACGAGAACCAGCTTCGTATAATTCTATAGATATAAGTTTACGATGATACATATATAATAAACGAGATTCACGTATGTTTAACCATACTTGACGCTTATCTAAGATAGTAGAAATTAGCTCTGGTTTCTCAATCTGACGCATAATTTATTTTATAATTTTCTAATTCTTTATCAACGAAAGATTTAAATTTTTCGTTTTTATTGTACAAATTATTTAATCTATAAACTCTGTTTTTGTTACAATTATGCAAACGAGCAATAATGCTCTTACACCCGTACACTTGTGTAGGGTGCAATAGCCAGGATAGTAAAATACATAGATTATATATCTTGTATTCTCTGCTATTATTAACAGTTCTTTTACCTTTTAATGTGTCTAAAGATACATTATAAGATGAACTACAATACTTTTGAATATAACTAACCATAGGATAAATATGAACATTGAATATAGACATAGTGCTTCTAAAACTAATAGCTTTATTGATTCTCCACCTTATTGGATAATTAATAACTTATATGATTTTAGTTCTGAAGCTAACGCCAGAATGAAAATGGGCAGTACTGCTGAAGCTGCAGCAGAACACGCTTTGCAAAACCAAATCACTGATGAAGAAGTTATCATAGATATTGCAAAAACCAAATACCTAGAACTAAAAGGTGATGAGTCAGATGACGAATGTCTTTGGTCTGGTATAATTGCTAATCAGTTTGTTAAAGAACTTCCTCAGTTCGGTAAAATTATTTCTTATCAGAAAGAAATTGTGTCGCCTGGCGAAAAATATGGTTTAAAATTTGATGTCAAAGGTGTTACTGACTTCGAATTTGATGATGTAATTATAGATACTAAAGCTACTGCTTACATAAAAAGACTAAAATCTGGTGCTATTGATAGCAGATGGTACCCAAAAGACGCTGATTTGCGTCAACAAGCTCTGTACAAAGACCTTTTCAATAAACCGACAGCATTGCTGTATTGTTCTTACAAAGACGTTTACAGCGTGGATATGGAGGGCAGAGAGGGTCATTTAGAGACCATTATACAAGCTATGAAACATATAGAACATATCTTGGATATTGCTAAAACAAAAGAGGACATAGTTAAAATGTTTCCATTAACTATGGATAACTTTAGATGGGGTAAATCAGATAATGAACCATCTAGAATATATGCAAAAAAGGTTTGGCAAGAAGCTTTTAAATAGGCTATAAGAACCAATGCAAAAGTTTGGAAAAATAATAAAACAAATAAATAGGAGAACAAACATGGAACACGAAACATTTGAATGCTCATTTAAAAAAGCATTTGAGAAAGATGATGGTCAAGTTACTGTGTACATCACTAAAGATGATGGTACAGACATGACTGTATATGGTGAGGCTTTAGGCTCATCAAGATGGCCAAAGGGAGCAAGACTAAAAATTGATGCACAGCCAGTTAGAACAAGTAAAACTGGTAAGCAATATCAAACAGCATCTAGAATAGAATGCTTAAGTGAAGTATCAGATAGCTCAGGATCAGCTCCTGCAGTTAACGCTACATACTCTGCTAATACAGCAAATACTTCTTATGCACCAAGAAATACTTCGGACCAATTTTCAGAGAAGTATAGGTTGACTATGAGTAATCTTATTGCGTCTTATATGTCAGGTGGCAAAGTACCAACTGATAGTGAGTTTCAACAAATAGATAATTTAGTCAGAAAAGTATTAGATGCAAAAGCTTCTAGTGTCGATGAGATACTAAAAGATGATGTACCATTTTAACAATTTCTTATCTCCCTCGAGTTAGAAAACTAGGCATTACTACAGAATCAAGGTTGTTCACTGTGGTAGTGCCTTTTTAAATTAAGGAATTTATGATTGAATTATTAATGATGTTAATTATCCCAACTGAAATAGATCCTGCAAAATTAACAATGAAATATGTTCTTAAAGAAAAGTTTATAGATTATAAAACTTGTGAAGAATATGTAGAACAAAATTTATATTACAAAAATACTCAAGGTGTAGGAATATTTTATAAAATAAATACCAAAGAGTACCAAGTTATGTTAACATATTGTAAACCAACAGAGGATAAAAATGATAACTGAAAAACGATTAGAAGATGCACTAACATTTCTTTCAGACACAGATGAGACTAATGCTGAATCAAATGCTAATGTAAAATATTTAGATAGATTATTAAAAAGAAAGAAAGCATTACACATTACAGGTAATTCAGAAGATAAAAGTATATCTGCTAAAGAACAATCTTTTTATGCGTCTGATACTTACAACAATGCTGTTAAAGAATTATTTGATGCAGAAGTTAAAGCATCTACATTAGAAAACAAACGTGATAAAGAAGGTCTTATTATAGATCTATTTAGAACATTAGAAGCTAGTAGACGTAAAAATACTATATGATTTATAAGTTTAAGAGATGGGTTTTACTTCCTGCTTTTGCAGAAGTTATTATTAAAGCTGACTCAGATGAAGAAGCTATTAAGATACATAGTTCTTTAGACTCTAAAAGTTTAACTTGGGAACAAGCAGAAACTGTAGAGCAGCGTATGACATACGAAATTGTTAATGAGCAACCATCAGATTAAATTGTTTAGAGCTATTATAAACCAGGCTATACATGATGCTATGTATGATGGTGTATATAAATATCATATTATAGATAAGCGTGAAGCTATACAATGGCTTACCAGTGATTCTGTAGATTTTAAAACTATATGTTCTTATGCAGAAATAGATGCTTCTCAAGCTACTCGTAAATTTACTGCAGCCATGAAGTTAGATCTTTATGCTTTAAGAGATGATCAAAATTTAGTATTAAATAAACCACGTAAAAAATATAAACATAAAGGAAAGTTTAGGTTAACATTCAATGAGTAAAGCTTATAATAAACAAATAGGTGGTGATCACTACCAAAAGTATAAAATTCAACCAAGCAAATTTGTAGTAGAAAACAAACTTCTATTCCCAGAAGGATGTGCAATTAAGTATATTATTAGGCACCAGGACAAAGGTGGTAAAGATGATTTACTTAAAGCAATACATTTTATAGAAATGATAATAGAAAGAGATTATTAAAATATCTTTTATTTACTAAGTCTATCCATATGATTATATATTCTGCCAATTTGTTTATCTATTGACATAATTTCTTCTGTTAACATACCCATGTGAACCTCTAATTGTACGATTGTCATTAAAGCCCAACTAGATATTCCTAAAAGAATTGTACCTAACAAAGGTAATATCCATTGATTATTTCTTTTCATTTTCTTTTTTAATTTCCTCCATTAAAACGTCATAAGCAGGTTTCTCATTATCTTTTTTATTACTTGTTGCTAAATTAGGATCTGTTCCTGCACATTTAGCTTTTAATAAAGCCATACTTGTAGGTAATTCTCTACCTACAATTTTTCTACATACTTTAAGTAATTCAAGTTGTTGTCTTAGTTCCATATTTTCTTGGTAAACTTTTCTCATTTCTTTAGTACA